TTATAAAAATATTATTTTAAAGGATTTACCTAATTGTGTTGTTAGTTTGTTAAATTTAGAACCATTGAATTTACAGTGTAGAATGGATGGTATTATTAATGTTTATAAAACATCTAACGGATCTTTAACTATTTATGATTATAGTCAAAGCAATATTCAACTACTAAATGATAATAATATTCATAATACTGTACATTTACCATATAATGTAAATTTGGAAGAAACAACATATTTAAGAGATTTACTAAAAAAAACAAAGAAAGAATATGATTTTGGAATAATAACCGGTTGTGGATCAAAAACCAATAATTTAGAGGAACTTGGAGTTAAACGAAAAGAAGTCGTTAAATATTTATTGGATAACAATTATAAAGTAAATATCATAAAGGCATGGGGTCAAGAAAGAGATATAGAATTGGCAAAGTGTAAGATTATTATAAATATTCACGGACAAATACCAGGACATGGTAATTGGATAGATAGCAAAATATTTGAAAATTTAAGATGTGATAGACTTATTGCAGCAGGGTTTAAAATTCTTTCTGAAAAAGTTTTGTTACCAAAACCAAGTTCTGATTTAGAAAACTACTCTAATTTAAAATTTATTTCTTTCAGTAATTTTTTTAAAATACCTAGATGTATTAGTCCCTGGTATAGTTTAGACATATTTACTAGCAAAAATAAAATTATAGATTGTTTTACATTTTATAATGAATTTGATCTATTAAAATATAGATTAGAACTTTTATATGATATTGTTGATCACTTTATTTTAGTAGAAGCAAGACAAACGCATGTAGGAAAGAATAAACCATTATATTTTAACATGAATAAACATACATTTCAAAAATATATGGACAAAATTGTACATATTATAGTTGACCTTCCTATTCCTTTTAAAGATCTAAATGGACGTCAATGGACAAATGAGAAACATCAAAGAAATTGTATAAAACTTGGATTAGAAAAAATAGAATTAAACCATAATGATAAATTAATTATTGCAGATGTAGATGAAATACCTGATCCCACCACAATTCTTAAAATAAAACCATTAAACAATTTTGGTATTTATAAATTAGAACAGGATTTTTATTACTATAATTTAAATAGTAAACGCCATGAAAAATGGTATCATTCCAAAATTTTATCATACGACAAATACATAGAATTAAATTGTGACGTAGATAGTATACGTTTTATTAGTTGTGATATCATTCCAAATGGAGGATGGCATTTAAGTTATTTTGGAAACACAAAATTTATTAAAAACAAACTAGAAAACTTTGCACATCAAGAATATAATTTAAAAGAAATTACAGATGAAGATAAAATCGCATCGCGTATTGAAAAATGCGATGATTTATTTGGAAGAGAAGGGGGTAATAAGATGTTATTTATTGATATCAATGAAAATTCATATTTACCACCTAACTATGATATACATTTACAAAAGTATTATAGTTTAGAAAATAAGACATTAAAAATACCGAATTTAATTAGAGATAGAGAGGAAACTGTAAAAATAAAAAAAAATAAACCTGCATTTTGCTTTATTCATAGTTGTACAACAAAAGAACAAGGAAGAAAAAGATTAGACTATATTATTGAGTCGCTATTTAATACTGAATGCTACAAAATTTTTGATAAAATATTTATTAATAATATAGGATTACCCATTGAAAATATATATGGGGATAATTTTGAAGTGAATAATTATTCTACAGATATAACTCTATGTGAGATCCCAACTATAAATAGATTATTAGATTTTTCAATTAATTCGCCAGAAGATGCATACATATGTTATCTACATTCAAAAGGTGTACTACACCAATTAAATGATATGAAAATCTTGGATTGGATTGATTTTCTATTGTACTTCACTGTCCACAAATATGAAGTATGTTTAAAAGCATTAGATAATGGATATGACACTGTCGGATGTAATTTTATTCCATATTCTCCACCTACATCACCGTATCCTTCTCATTATAGTGGAAATTTTTGGTGGAGTCGTACAAATCATACTAAACAATTAAAAAAAATAGGCGAGACGAATATAAACAGACATGATGCTGAATTTTGGTTGTGCGGCGACACAAACCCAAAAGTATGTAATCTACATATGTCTAGAACAAATCATTATCAATCTCGTTATCCAAAAGAAAATTATATTGATTCAGTTTAATTTAATACGTTCATATTACTAAAATATTAGATTAAACATTTATCAAATACGTAGTTACTTTTTTGTTAATATTATTTATAATAAAGTAATTTAACCCTTTGTTTTTTTGTATTTTTCTATCATAGTAACCAATAAATGAACCACTGCATTTTATCCCCACCAGTAAACTTAGTACCTTTTCTTGTTCTGAGCCTTCAAATATGTTTTTTTTAATTGTATAATAATTAAAATTGTTGGTTTTCAAAAATTGTATAATTTGGGCACTACTTTTGTCTTCATCAATTATAATTAACATATCATTTGGATCTAACATTTTTAAGTAATTTAATATTTTTGAATTCGTATCATCTCTAATAACATCATTAAAATTTAAATTTAATATATTTATTTTTTTTTGATACGAAACTAAATCAGTTAGGGTCATTTTTCCAGATTTATCAGATAATATACAAAACTCGCTCATATTTACCAATTGTTCATTGAATACTATATTTTTTAATAAAAAATTAAATAATTCGTATTCGTTTTCAATAGTATTAAACACATCTTCTTCATATATTTCTTCTGATTTATCCAAATTTAATTTAAACTCTTCATTATTTTCATCAAATTCATCTAAAAATATATATTCATTTATTTTGTATTTTAAATAAATTTTTTTAGATACACCGTGAAAAGGATCACCTTTCAAATCATTCCAATAAAATCCATTTTTTATATAAATACTGTTGTATGATTGTAGTCGCGTTATAAATTCTTTTTTTATATCCAATTTTAGGTTAGGTGTACCGTATTCTACACTTTCAATTTCTATAGTAGCATTTTTTTTATCAATTACTGCTACACTATATGTTTCTAAAAATCTATTTAAAAAATCTAAATCAATAATTTCACTAAAAGGTTGCTTTTTTGATGAAAACGTGTCTGATCTAAAATTATCTAATACTACTATAGGAATTTTTTCTTTTATTGCCTTAATTACTATACTCACTATATAATAAATTTGAGTACATAGATCTAGAGATTCATTTGGTAATTTTACACAAATCGTTTTTTTCATTTTTAATTATATTATTTAAAAATAAAAATTATAATTAATTCAAACTTATATTATCTTTCAGTTGAAAAAAAGAATGTTTGAAACAACCGGGAATTTTCCTTAGTAGTACCAAAATAATCTAATGACATATGGTAATTTGTTGCATTAAATAAAATTAGTCTATTAAATATATTTGCTACTGTATCTGTCTTATCCCATTTCGTTAAATCTTGGCTAGCATCATTTATCTCATCTTTGTTATTTAATAAAATAGAGTCTTTTTCTGAAACCGAACCATCGTAAAACTTAAAAAAACCTGTTCCAGATGTTAATGGTGCATCTGGAGTCATAAAAACTATACCACCCCAATTATTATGTTTATCAGTATGTATCCATGAACGATCACGAGATGTCGTATATTGATAAGCACCATTATAGATAGTATATGCATCTGAACCATCTTCTTTTGGAATAGGAAAATCAGTAATTTTTCCTCCATAAGGTAAAACATATCTTTGAATAACTTCTTTTAAATGTTCATTTGCAAAAGATCTTGTTCTTTGACCAGGAAAATTTCCTTTAACTGTAAATGGTTGGGTTAAAATATAATTTCTTGTCTCCATGGGATTATTATAAAAATTATCAACAATAATAAGACTACATGAAGGACCACGATTTTTTATATCATGTGTCAAACTATGTTTTCGTTTTAAAATAGTATCAACATCATTATATAGAAAAAATGGTTTAGGTTCAAATTCAGTAACAACTTTATTTTCACTGTTATTATTATTTGTACTATCATCTGATAGTTCTATACATTCACCATCAATATCAGTGATAATATTATCTTGTACTTGTTTTTCTACAAAATCCATAAATAATATAAATTGATTAGTTTTATATTATTTGTAAAACAATTAATTTATAAATAATATATTTTTTTAAATTATTTTTATTAAACAGAAGATTCATACATTACAAGAGCACTAAATGCGTGACCAGTTCTAATTTGAACTGCTGGAAATTGACCAAACCATGAACCTCCACTAGTTGCTTGTCCACCATATAAAAACATATATGGAACACCAGTATTACCTATATTTCCAGTCAAACTATATTGATAAACACCCCCTACTTGAGCATTCGCATCATACCATGAAGCAGAACCACTACAAGCACCAGCAACTGCAGAAATACCGGTTATACTACTTGGAGAAATTGGGAGTTGGATAGCAATAGAATTACCTGCTGTACCTGAAGAACTATATACCATATAATAACGTGCAATTACTAATTTATTTATTTTTAAATAAGCACAAGAATTTGCGCTAGTAGTAACTGACGTTGGATATGGTTGCCATGTTGTAGGAGTAAATGAAGTCCAAGTACCAAATAAACCATCTATATATGTTTTGTTAACTAAATCACTGCCTAAAGTTGGTGCAACTGAACAAGATGGTGGGGCAGCGAATGTCATTACGTTTGTGGAGGCATTGAATGTTAAATTTGGATCTATCCATCCTGTTTGGCCGCTACCTGTTGCACCAAAAAATGCAGGATAAAATGTTTGGTTTGCAGTTGATAAACCTACTACAAAGGATGGACCTGTAGCGCCTTGTGGACCTGTATAACCTAAGTTGCCTTGAGCACCGCCAGGTGACAATTCCTCTAAGTACATTGAATTACTTGTTAATGTATCTCCTGGTAAACCAGTTACTCCAGCACTATAAGTTCCTGTGTATCCCCATAAAACGCCACTAGTGTAAGCAGGATAACTAATAATTCCAGCGGGTAATGTGGTACCAGCAAAAGATGGACTATTTATTGTAAATTTTAATGAATATGTTTGACTTGTTACTGCGTTTGGCTTATCTACATAATTAATTATATAATTTGTATATTCTGTTGTTGCGAGTGCAGAACCATAAACTGTATCTGTTGTAATTAATACAGCACCACGATAAACAAAAAATGTTATAGAAACACCTGCTGATGGACTAATTAAGTATTTAAATCTAAATTGTATTCTTACTGAACTTGTCAAACTTGTCGGAGTAATAGATATACTACATCCTTGAGGTGACTGCATTACATCATAATTTGTAGTTAGCCATGAGTATACTGGTAGAATAGTTGGGGTATTATTACTTGCATTAGCATTAATATTAACATATTGAATTAATGCACCGGGAGCTCCCTGAGCACCTGTAGCACCTGTAGCACCAGTGGTTCCTTGATTTTGATTGGTACCTCCATACATCTCTTCTAAAAGCAAATTATTACTTGTATATGTATCGCCAGGTAATCCTGTTACTCCAGTGTCACCATTTGTGTAAGTATTTCCGTTAAGAGGACCTGGGTATCCCACCAATCCTACATATTGCACTCCAGTGTCTCCTATATATGTAAACCCACTTGTGCTTGTAGTCAGATTTATTTGATATCTTAACGTATATGTACATTGTGAAGTAGTAGAAGGGATGTCAATATAATTTATTACATAGTCTGAATATAAACCACCCACACCGTTTGTTGTACCATATACGGTATCTTTTGTTATTAATGTTCCGACATTTGTTCTCTGATTATATCCAGCACCGGTAAACCTATAAACATTATAAGTTATTGATATACCAGCACTAGGACTAATTAAATATTTCACTCTAAATGTTACTTTGACACGACTTGTTAAATTTTGTGGGGTAATTGATATATTATATCCATATGGCATCATTTCTACATTTGCCAATTTTGTTAAATATGAATAAATTGGTAAAGTAACGCCTGTTGTATTAGGACCCTGAGCATTCGCAAAAGTATATTGGGTTATTACTCCACCTACACCTCCACTACCAGTTGCTCCCTGAGCACCAGTAGCACCTGTAGCACCAGTTGTTCCTTGATTTTGATTGGTTCTACCCCACATCTCTTCTAAAAGCAAATTATTACTTGTATATGTATCACCAGGTAATCCTGTTACTCCAGTGTCACCATTTATGTAAGTATTTCCGTTAAGAGGACCTGGATATCCAACTAAACCTACATATTGACATCCTGTATTACCGATATATGTAAATCCAGATGTAGTTGTTGTTAAATTTATTTGATATCTTAAAGTATATGTTGTTTGGGTTACTGTATTTGGGCTATCAATATAATTTATAACATAGTCTGAGTATAAACCCCCTACCCCATTTTCTGTACCAAATACTGTATCCTGAGTTATAAGAGAACCAACCGTTGTGCGTTGATTATAACTTGCACCTGTATATCTGTATAAATTAAATGTTATTGAAACTCCTGAAGTAGAACTTATTAAATATTTTATTCTAAATGTTACTTTTATTCTACTTTGTGTATCTTGTGGGGTAATTGATATGTTATATCCATATGGCATCATTTCTACATTTGCTAATTTTGTTAAATATGAATATATCGTTGAACTAGTTCCACTTGAATTTGGTCCTTGAGCGTTTGCATAAGTATATTGTGTAATTACACCTCCTACACCAGCACTACCTGTTGAACCTTGTGCTCCTGTTGCTCCTGTTGAACCTGTTGAACCTGTGTAACCTGTAACTCCTTCTTGCAAATACATTACTTGTTGTACAGTTAAAATTACTGAGGGAACAGTGGGTCCAAGATTTGCTCCAGGTGTACTTGCTAAAAGAGATACGGATGTCGATCCTCCTGTGTAGTTCCATGCTATTTCCCAATAGTCTGTTGTTGGATCTCCTACAGTAACAAACCAATTCCATGCTGCTACTAATGGATTTTGTGAAGGTAAATGTACTTCAGTATTTGTATTTGGTACATCAACACCTTTATATCTTAGCCAAATTGTTACAGTTGATGATGAATTTGAATTTTCAAGTTGTGCTGAAAACTGTATATTATAGACCCCTTTTGATGCTTGAGTAAATGTAATTCTTGAACCGCTAGTAATAGATATTCCAAGAGTTGCTGTTGCGTCCGTTGTATTATATGTAAATACAGCAGGGGTTCCGGCACTACCAGTTATTGTTTGAGTTGTAGTATCATAAGCAGATAATGAATATCCCCGGGCACCTCCAGGTCCGGTTGCGCCAATAGGACCTTGTGCTCCTGTAGCACCAGTGGCTCCCGTCCTACCAGGGGCTCCTGTTGCTCCAGTTGTACCTGTATTTCCTGTTGCTCCCGTTGTACCTGTATTTCCTGTTGCTCCCGTTGTACCTGTATTTCCTGTGGCTCCCGTTGTACCTGTATTTCCAGTGGCACCAGTTCTTCCAGTGGCACCAGTTGCTCCCGTTGTACCTGTA